CCTTTCTGCGGCCAGGGCAGGCTGCTTGTGAAGTAGTCGTGACGTTTGTTGGCGCGTAGGCATTGCTGATTCCAGCCTGGCCCGCCGTCTCCGTACTTGATTGCGTAGCATGATCCCTCGGTCCACGTGAGTGGCCAGGTCCATTCGCTTTGCAGGTTCTGGTCTCGGAACCATTCGTTGTAGATGTTGAAGTACGCCCATATGGGCAGTACGTTGATGCTGAATCCCGGATCGGTGTACGTCTGGGGCAGGATGCCCATGTGGTCAAGTACACCGTTTAGCAGTACGTTGCTCGTTGCGCCGTTGTTCGTGGTCGGCTGTAGTTGTGGCAGTGTCAGTGCCTGGTCCTGGAGCGATATGAATTGCTCCCAGTTGTTCTTGTGCGTGTTGCCGGTCCACGTGTTTCTGTTGGCGACGAAGAAGTAAAACGTCTCCAGGTGGATGTCATCGATTGCAGGTGCAATCGGAGTCGCCAACCTTGCCATGATGCTCTCGTGGTGCTGCCAGGTGTCTCCTGGCAATACCTCTTCCACCATGATTGGCACGAGTTCGCTCGCGTTGAACGCTTGTTTACGCGTCTGTTTCATCTTGAATCGTGAGCGCGGTATGTCTGCGCGCGGCACGATAGCGAACGAGTGCTGGCTTGCTGTTCTGTTTCGATACATCGATATCTCCTGTTTTGTACCTTTTCGAAAAGGCCCATCTCTTCTCTTCTCTTCTCCGGTTATCCATCAGGTTATCCACCGGCTTTGCGGTGGGTAACCTGTGGGTAACCCCCTCTTAGGGCTGAGCCGCGCCCCTTGGGGCGTTGGCGGCTCAGACCTTCTTACTCTTCATCTCCGCGCGTGCGTGCGCGTTTCGCGCGCGCGCGCGCGTCTGTTCTTCGGTTTCCTCCTTGGCATGTTCCATGCGTTGTTGTTTCACCATTTGACTTGCTATCTCCGATCTTTCTGCAAGCCAGCGGTCGTGCGCCTTGGGTGGTTTTTGGCGTTTGCCCTCGATCACGACGAAGTCGTGTGCTGTCACGAAGTGACGGTATCTATTCCACCAGTCCTTCCCGATGTTCTTTGACATGTAGGCTTTAGGCTGCACGACCGCTATTAGCTCCCCGGTGTTTTCATCGATCCTTCGATAAACCTGCTTGCGGTTGAGTTTCTTCACGATGTAGCTCGCGGTGTAGCGAGCTGTTGCGAAGTTCAGTTTGCCGATGGCGATGTTGCCGAGGCCCCAGCGTTTCTTAAGCGCCTCTGACGTCCATAGTGGTTGCTTGCCACCTCGTAGCAGGTAGGTCCCTTCGTCACGTAGATCAGTGCCGAATATGCACGCGTGATAATGCGGGCGGCTGCTTTCGTCGCCATACTCTCCGGCGACGTAGTAACGCAGCCTGTTGGTGTTGCCGTTGCGGCGTTGGTGTTGGCGTTCGCGTTTCCAGTACAGTGACAGGTGGTTCCTGTCCTGCTCCCTCTGCCAGTCATCGGTTTGTTCCTCCTGTGGGTTCAGCACTTGCTCAGTGCTTAGACTGTTGTAGAGCGGTATGTGTTTGTCGTCGTAGGTGAGCGTTGCGAAGCACGCTAGTTCTGTCGTTTGTGCTTCATGCGCCAGGCGCACTGCCCACTGCCTGGCTTGCTCGCTGCGGCACAGAATGCATGTGCCGCACGGTAGGTTGAACTTGTATGCCTGGGCGCCTCCCTTCTCGGCCTGGTAGCGATTAAAAAAAAGCGGGCCCTCGGGCCCGCTCCTGTATGCAACCACTGGTTGCTCGCATGCCATGTTAGAGGCGTGTGCCGCCGCGCATGACGAATGCTGGTTGGTTGATGGCGCGTGTGCGCCGTTGCTTCTTCGCGAAGCTCTTGCGGTATGACTTACCGCCCATGCGATGCCTTGCCATTGCTCTCTCCTGAAGGTTGCGGGGGGCAGCCAATTCTGCCCCCCGCCGTGGACCATCGTCTATCTTGATTAAGATGGTCCTGCTGACACCCGTTGCGGGTGTCAGCTATTGCCACTGTCAAGGAACTCGATTAGGTTCCTGATGTGGCTCTTGAGACGCGATATACGCTGTTGTCGGCGGACTCGCAGTAGGGCTATACCCCCCTCGGGGCTAGCCTGGATCGCCGCTAGGCGTGCTTCTGCGTTGGCCAGTTGTGCCGCCGCCCGGAGTTTCTCGGCCGTTACCGGCTTCGTCTCCCCGAACACTTCTTCGAATGAGGCCGGAGCATTCCGCGAGGATGGCTTTGTGGGGCTTGACTTCCCCTTCTTCGTTGATCTCGCAGATTTCCCAGACTTCGAAGTGTTCCGGTTTTTTGGCGATGGCATGTTGGCTGTCCTCACTGTTCACTGCGTTCGCGATTGCTGCTAGTGCCTCCTTGTCCGTTGGTGCCATCCACGGGGGTGCGAAGTAGTCCAGCATCTTGTCTCTCACGCTGTACACCTTCATTGCCTCTCATCTCCTGGCCAGGTGACCTGGCCTGTTGCGCCGGCGTGTCCGGCGGCGTGAGTCTAGTCCGAATGTCCTCCGGTGTCATGTTCATCAGTACGTCTAGTGGTATGTCGCGTAGCTCCGTGGGTAGTTGCCCGATGTAGCCTGGCAGTTGCCTGGCCAGCTCCATCATGTCTCGCAGATCCTCGGGCAGGTTTGTCGTGTCCTCGTACATCGGCGGTGTTGCCGCCCCTTTGCCCACCTCGAGCTGGCCGAATTTGGCGTTCTTCAGGATGACGTTGACGTTGGTCGAGTCGGCCGCGCTCTGGTCCGTCATGGACGGCTCGGTTGTCCTGGTACGCGCGGCGATCTTGTTGAGTTGGTAGTACATCAGTCTTTGCCTCCCCGCAGCATGCGGATGATTGATAGGACGTCTTTGCTCATGTTGGCGATTCTTCCGCCACCCCCTACGGGGCTTTCGAACCATTTGGCAGTCATCTCTGCCTCTGGAATCTTCAGTTCCTCCAGCCTTGCGGCTGCTTGTTGCATGCGTAGTAGGTACGGTTGGATTGCCTCCAGTTGTGCGTTGGTCAGCTCGCGGTTTTTGAGGTCCGCCAGGCTGACTCGCTCCCTGGCCATGCTCTCCAGGAGCTGCTGTCCTGCCAGCTTGGTCTGAGCCTCCACCTGTTGCATGTTGGTGTCCCAGCTCGCCGCCGTGTTCGCCTTGATATTGCTGTCAAGCTTCACGTTGTTGGCTTGCTCCCATAGCAGCGCGGTTTGCGCGTCCATGTTGGCGAGCTGCTGTCGTTGCATGTTGATGGCCAGGGCGCTGCCTACGTTGCCCCTGGTGATGGGTTCGACCCTTGTGCTTGCTCCTTGGGCGCTCGATGCGCCCTGTTGGTTCATGCCTGCGAGCATTGGATTTAGCCCGGCGGCTGTGAGGTCGTTCACGCGCCGCTGCATTTCCGTGTTGCTCATGCGTTCCTGGAACGCCATCTGTTCCCTGGCGATCTTCTTGTTGGTCTTGTTCGCGCTGTTCTGCGCGAACGCGTCCACCACTGCCCCGCCGAAGGGGATTGCGTCCTTGAGGATGTTTCCGATCTTGATGCCCACGGCTTAGAAGTGGTCCACCAGGCCCGGCACGCCGTAGGCAGGCATCAGCCTGGCCACGTTGCTCTCGTGCAGGATGTCCATGATGATTTGCGCGCTCCACTGCGCGCTTGGTGCCGTTGCCAGTGACCTGGCTAGCGTCTCCTGCGTTTTGTCCGTGATGAAGGCCGCGTTGAGCGCGGGTTCATTGGCGAACTCTTCGGAGTAGTGCCACCAGTCCATGGGTTGTGCTGCTGTTGAGCGTAGTACGCCGGTGATTTCGTTCGGCGTGTAGCGGTATTCGCCGTGTCTCTCCTGGTAGCCCCAGGTGTCGTTCGCCGGATTGTTGTCCGCAGCCTGATAGATTTCCTGCGTTGCTACCGCTTGTTCTCCAATCGAGTTGAATACCGGGTTGTAGAAGTCCAGTGCGGTCTCTCGCCGCCAGTGACGTCGTGTTCCCTGTTGGTATGTAGGTGTCGCTCGCACGACTGCCAGTCCGATGATGTATCCGTGTTGTGTAGCTGCATAGCTGAATGTGCGTTTGCTCCCAGACGCATGCATCTCCGCTCCCAGGTTGCCCACAGGCGATGCCGCATCGCTAGGTTCTGCGTCGTAGGCGGCCGTTTGAGCAATCGGATTAACAGTGATTGGAATTTTGCTGCCTCCCAGGTATTCCGGTCGATTGAGGTTTCCATCGGGTGCTCGCACACCAAACTGCGCCAGGATGACTTCCACATACCTGCTGCCTCCTCGCGCCAGGCGTTCCAGAAGTTTCTGTGTCTGCCATGCGACGCGGAGTGCGTTGATGGTTGTTGCGTTGACGCCGGTTAGGTCTGCGACCAGGCCGGTGGGTAGTGATATGCCGGTCAGGCCCACATAGCCCATTGCCTCTTTGCTGCCGGTCGTTCCGCTGTTGCCCTTCCAGACGGGTTGTCCGTAGTTGTTGTCCGCCATGATCGGGCTGCTGTAGCTGGGTCCCGCCCAGCTCGTGTTGACGCCGCCGAATTGTGGTACTGCCGAACTTGGCAGGTTGCTTCGGTCGGCCACCACTGGTGCCAGGCCCCCGAGTGCGACCTCTACGGGGTCGCCTTTCTGCGGCCAGGGCAGGC